ATGGACGCTCAGGCGAACAAGGGGAAGCAGACTCGGAACGGCTGCATGATGCTGGTCATCGCGGTGGTGATCATCGTAGGCGTGGTGATCGCCATCGGGTCCGCGTCCAACACGCCGGCCGCAAAGCCGAATGCAGCCGTGCCGTCTCCGGCTCTCGTAGAAGGCAAGGCCCACAGTGCACTTCGCGCGGTCTCGCTCGACAACGGTGTGACCATGGACAGCCTGGTGGACGTTATCCGGGTGTCGACTGACGACGGCGTCGCAGTCACGGTCACGCTGAATCAGACCTCGGATGCGCTTGCGGGCAGCTCGGGGTCGAACGGTCTGGCCAAGATCGCAGCCGCATACGAAAAGGTCGTGATGGACAGCATCCCCGAGGTCACCGGCGTCGCCATAGCCGACGCAGACAACAACGTCATCGGGGCCGACACTCGCCCCTGATTGACCCGGAGCACGCACGAAGGCCCCGCCACCAGCTACGGTGACGGGGCCTCTTCTTCGATGCAAGCGGGTGCTACGCCTTCGCGGGCTTGAAGCTCTCGGGGATGCGGCGTTCACCGGGAACGATGCGTGACGGACACTCGCGCGCGATCTCGCAGTCCTCGGACTCCTTGATCTGGCGGATGATGCCGCTGACCAGCGACTTGAGATCGCCGACATCGCTCTCGAGTGCTTCAACCTTGCGCTTCAGCGTCGTGCGCTCGGACACCAGCTCCTCGATCTGCTTTTCGTAGAGAGCGATGAGTCGGTCCGCGGCCTTGTCTCCCTGCTCCTCAACCGCGTCGACGCCCTTGGTGCGGCCCATCCAGATCCGCGATCCGACCTCCGCGATGAGTCCGACTCCGAGCAGGGCCGCGATCACCCACGACACGAAGCCGGGAAGCCATGACGGCGCGCTCACCGGACGTACGTCTTCCCGGTCGCGGAGCGCGTGCAGACCCAGCCCACAGTGCCGCGGTAGCTTGTGAGGATCCACGCGCCGCTGCGAGCGCGGACGCTCAGATGCGTGTGGATTGCGAGGCCGTCGACGAGGATCTTCGACAGTAGCGTCCGTGGCTTGGCGCGCATGCGGAGGCCGGGGACGACGACTTCCATCGTCGGCAGCGGCTTCGGCTTGGGAGCCGGGGCGGGAGCGGGCTTCGGCGCGGGCGGCGTGACCGGTGGCGCCGGCGGCACCACGGGCGGCTTCGGGGCGGCGGCCATGAACCCGCCGAGATGCGCGGTCTTGAGCCGCATCCAGATACCGTGGCGGGCCGTCACGCCGTTGTGTGCGTCGTTCAGGCGGTACTTCGGCGTGCCGTAGTCCTTGCCGCGTGCCTCGACCGTCCAGAGCGCACCGTGCGCGTCAGGGCCGAAGAACATGCCGATGTGGTGCGCATGGCCATTCGCGTCCAGCTCGACGAAGTAGTCGCCCACCTCTGACGGCTTCGAGATCCTGACGCCCATGCGGTAGTAGCTGTCCGCGGTCACGCGCGACCTCACAAGGCCGAATCCCTCCGGACCCATGACGTCGTAGAACAGCTCCGAGCAGTCTTCCTTCGCCCACGCGTACGGCTTGCCGACCTGAGCCGTGAGCAGCTTCTGTAGCTTCGCGCCGTTCGGTGTCAGTGCCACTCCGCGCCTCCCTAGTCGGTGCCGCCTACTTCGATGTCCTCGGGCGCGATCTGTCTCTCGATGCGCCGGACGATGGATTCGATCTCTTCGCTGTTGCGGTACGTGGCCTCGCCGCGGGCGTCTGCCTTCTCCTGCTGGGCGGCTTGGCCGAACAGGATGATGGAGAGCAGTACGAGCTGCAGGAACGTCTGCGCGACCCATCCGACGACGACCAGCAGGGAGCCGGATGCGACGGCGGCCGGAAGGCTGAGCAGGGCCAGCAGCGCGAACAGGTACGCGCACCACATCGTTCCGACCGCGTTGGTGACGGCGAGCCCGATCCGGCGGTTGAATGCGCTGACGGCCGGCTCACAGTCGTGCCATGCGTCCAGGATGTCGCGCGGGTGCGTCGGCATGCGGTCACCCCTTGAGCGCGAGCGCGGGCGTGCCGAGCACGAGCTCGTCGTACAGGTCGCCGACCGTCCACGTGATCTGCTGGATGAGGTCCTGATACGTCCGGCCATCGCCCATCCCGGTGACGGCGACGAGCAGGCCCGGGCGCAGCGTTGCATCATGGTCGACGAAGATGCGGATCGACATACGCGGCTGAGCCCACTGGTCGAAGTAGGTGCTCGCGCACGCCTGCGCCTGTGCGGCGGTGGCAAGCGAGCTTGACGAGATGGCGAGTGAGCGCATGCCGTACTGCGCGATCGACGCGGCGTCTTGGAAGACCCACGTGTTGGACCCATACGTGATCACGAGCTGATTGACGACCCCGCGGGCGCTGTATGTGGGGTCGAAGCCTCGCAGCGTCACGTTCAGGGTGTACGTCTTGTCGACCGCGGTGCGGTACGGTTCGGCATTCAGGGTGTGCGTCGAGTCCAGCCAAAAGGTCATCCCGGAGAGCTGAGCAGCGGCCTTGATCGCGTCGGCACACGGCATGTTGCTGGTGTCGAGCGCGTACGCGGTCGGCGGCAGCGCGCCCGTCGTGACCGCGAAGTTGTCGAGATACACAATGGTCGTGGTGCCAGATTCGCCGCGCACACCGGCGATCCCTGGCGCGGTGATGACCGTGTCAGTGTCGCTGTGTACCTGCACGCCGTTCACATACGCAGTGAGCGCGCTCCCGATGACGCTGAACGCGAGCGCGTCACCAACCACGAGTGCATCGGAGAACGCAGCCGAGGTCGACAGGGCGGTATAGGTGGCGCCGGTCTTGCGGTAGAAGACGACTGTTGTCGCGTTGAATATCGCCAGATAGAAGCTCGTGGTCGACGAGTAGCGCGCTACGATCCCAAGGTTCCCGGCGCTCCCCGCACTCGCGAGCATGACCTGTACGCACATGTCGGCGCGAGGAGTGAGCGAAGTGTTGACGTAGACGGCCTCTTGGCTGCCCGTGATCGAGATCCGCATATTGCCGGACGATGCGCTGGCGCTGGCCGACCCGATCACCCGCGCCCATGACCCACTGAGCGATCCGGGGAATGCGTCGAGGAGAACCCGGAACGGAATGTTGACCTTTGCCGCGTCCCACGCCCACTGAATGCCGGTCCCAGACGACGCGCGCTGATGCGCGACGGCGTCCGACATTACGAGATCGGCTGGCTGGCTGAGGGTTATTGATGCATCCATGGCCGCGCCGGGACTGGCCCCCAAGCCCAGCTCTCCGACGCACTTCACGTCGCAGGTCAGTTCCATCAGATGCGGCGTGTAATCGTCGACCACGTACGTCGCCAGCTTCGCGCCGTCTTCCCAATATTCGACGGTCGCAGCCTCGTCGATGATGCTCGCCAACGACGCCGGCGTGACGCAGGCCAGCGTGAAGTCGAGGGATCCGACATCGCTCAGCACCTGCGTGCGAGTGAGCCGAGTGAACCCGCCAGTGGTGGCCGACGTGACATCGGTGTAGGAGCCGGAGCCGTGCTTGTAGATGCGCAGTGTCTCGGTAGCCATGTCAGCGCCGACCGGTGCGGCCGGCGTCTGTGGTCACGATACCCAGCGCACGCGAGACCTTGTTGCCGTCGAGGTTGGTCACGACGCCGTTGCGCTCCAGGCGCTCGAGCACAGCGAGCAGGCGCGCGTTGACGCTGCCGGCGGACGCACCGGAGCCTCCGAACGACCCGGCTCCCGCGTACGCGACGCTCGGCATCCCGCCGATGACCGGCGCGCCGATCTTCATGCCGCCCAGCTTGCCGTAGTGCTTCGCGATCTCGGCCGCGCCCGCGATGACGTTGTCCACGAGCGACGGGGAATGACGCTGGAACGGGTTCAGGTTCCCGAGCACCTTCAGCGCCTCGGTGACCGGCCCCATGATCATGGCGCCAAGGTTCTTCAGCGCGTCGAGTGCGCGCTGCGGCAGGCTCGCGATGAAGCCGACGATGGTGTCGATGCCCTTCTTGCAGAACGCGACCGCGCCGTCCCACATCTTCTTCAGGAACGGGCCGATGACGTCCCAATGCTTGGCGATCAGCAGCGGCACGCCGATGAATGGGACCATGACCGCGAGGATCTCCGTGCCCCACTTCGCGAAGAAGGCCTTGAGTCCGGCCCACAGCTTGCCGAAGAAGGCCGTGATCTTCGACCAGTTGGCGACGACGAGGTACACGGCGCCGGCCACGAGAGCGATGCCCGCGATGACGAGCGCGATCGGCCCCAGGGTGGCGACCCACGCGATACCGGCGGCGATGGACTCAGCGGAGAGGGCGGCCGTAAGAAGGCCGAACCCGGCCACGATGGTCGGGAGCACCCCGGCGAGCATCGTCAGCGCGCCACCGAACACGAGCACGCCCGCTGTGATGGCCGCCCCCATGCCGACGAAGTTCTTCATCTCAGGTGAGAGCTTGTTGAACCACTGCAGCACGCCCGCGAGCCACTTCTCCGCGAGCGTCTTCAGCGGCAGCATCATCAGCCCGAGCTGGACGGTGAGTCCCTTCGCGGACTCCTCGTTGTCCTTGACGGCGGCGTTGTACGCCTTGCACGCGTTGACCTGGTCCTGCGAGAGGATCAGGCCGTTGCGTTCCGCGCTCGCGGTGATGTCGTCGATGCCCGCCTTGCCGTTCGCGAGTATCGGCAGCAGCGACAGGTAGCCCTTGCCGAGCACCTTCGCGGCCAAAGCGGTGGCCGCCGTCTTGTCCGTGGCCGTCGAGTAATACTGCGCGAGGTCGGCCAGGACGGCTTGTGCGCTTCGGTTGTGGCCGCTCGCGTCCTGCGTGGCGATGCCGGCGGCCTTGAGCGCCTTACTCTGGCCGACGATGGCCGTGTCCAGCGACTTGATGATGCGCCCGGCGCCGGTCGCGTCCACGCCGTATCTGCCGAGGATGGCCGCCCACTTCGACGACTCCTCGGCAGAGGCTCCGGTCAGGCGCTGCACGGTCAGGACCTGGGACCCGTATGCTGCCGCGGCGTCCCCCGCGGAGTTTAGCGCCGCAGCGATCGCGACTCCGGCTCCGACCGCCGCGGCGCCACCGGCGACCATGCCCATGTTCGCCTGCGCGCCGTCGATGTTCTTCGACGCGGACGCGAGGCCCTTCTGAGTCTCGTCCTTGGCGCGGAGGATGATTTCGAGGATGCGCTGGTCGACTCCGGCCATGGGATCACCCCGGGTTCAGGTTGTAGATGTGTTCGGCCTCAGCGCCGCCGAAGATGACGAAGTACGCGTAGACGTCCGCGCGCTGATCCAGCAGTCCGCCCGGATCCGGAAGCGCGCCGAGGTTCTTCGCCATGAAGTAGAGGCCGATGAGCCGCGCGATCTCCGGCGCGGCCGCGAGCGCGTTACTGGGCGGCGCCGTTGGCGGGCTCGACAGGCAGCTCAGCATCAGGCGCCGGGCCTCGCGCGCTGGCATCAGACGGGATGGCCGCCTCCCACACCGACTTGACCTGCTCGTCGACCCACGCCGATGACACCGGGTCCATGTCGCCGTACTGCCTGATGACCTGCTCGCCGCCGATGTTCTCGCTGTTGATGAACATCCGGACGGCGAGCGCCTTGAGGCGGAACTCGCGCACCTTCACCGAGTCCGGAGCGTTCCTGACGTTGGCCTGCGCCTTCTTGAGCGCGTCGGGATCCTTCTGCGCGTCGGCGAGGATCTTGTCGGTGTCGACCCCGGTCGCCTTGAGCCGGTCCATCTCGGACATGGCCTCGTCCCGCGCGATGATGTCGCACGCGTTCACGTCGCGCTGCCGAGGGGCAGAGAGCAGCACGAGCTTGTCGCCGTCCGAGTCGGTGAACTCGACGGTGTCGCTGTCGCGGATGACTCTCACTGACGCCTCCTGGCTAGGTGTTGATGGTCGCGATCGTGTTCTGCGCCTCGACGAGGATCTGGCGACTGGTCGCGGTGTCGTAGAAGGCGGCGAAGTTGCCTTCTCCGGTGACGACCGCTTCCGCGATGTCGTTGTCGAAGCCGCCGGTGTACTGGCACGCGGGCAGCGTGACGCGCAGGAACTTCTGGTAGGCGTGCGAGATCACGTCGCCGTCGAGCTCGACCACGAGCGCGAACTGCGAAGCGCCGATGAGTCGCGTGAGCTCCGCAGTCGGGAAGTCGATGAACTTGATCTTGCCGGTGGCGTCCGGCGCTTCCTTGGAGCGGATGACGTGCGGAGCGCCGGACGCGGCCTCGATCGTCGGCGGCGCGTCGAGCTTGTTGTCGAAGCTGATCTCGAAGTTGTCGATCGTCGTGTCCGCGGACCCCGCGATCTTGATGGTCGCGGAGCGCACGGTGAGCACGTCGGTCGTGTACACCGGCGTGGAGGTGAACGTCGCGCCCTCGACATGCGTCAGAGCGAACCACTCGATCTGGAGATGCGCGACCTCGCCCACCTGGCCGAGGAGCGTGATCTTGTTGATCTTGACGTCCGCCTGCCGCGACTTCGCATACACCTTGTCGCCCTCGCCCGTGAGGTTGACCGGGTCGGTGTCGGTGATGGTGTGCAGGTAGACGGTCGGGTCGGTGCCGGACGCGGGCTGCGATGAGACGACGTTGCCGAGCGCCCAATACCACGGGTGCGGCGTGGACGCCATGACCTCGCACAAGCACTTGCCCTCGGGCTTTGTGTAGCCCTGGCGCATGGGAAGGTTGCGCCCGGTCCCGATGAAGGACTTGCGGACGATGTGCGTCGGCTTCGCGTTCATGCCGAAGTTCTCGGTCGGCAGGAACGTCGTGACCGTGGTCTCCGCCGTCCCCGCGACCGCCTGGGGCTTGAAGCCGAGGGTTTGCTTCGCGCCGAGAGCGTTAGGCATCGCTGTCTCCTGTCGTGTCGATCGCGGGTTCCTTCACGTACAGCCGGCCGCCGATGACCAGCTCTCCTGCCTGTTCGAGAAGCGCCGCGTGCTCCGGGCTGAGTCCGGGCATGGAAAGGGCCCCGGCATCGGGGCCCTGCGTCTGCTCTGTGGCCGCCACCTCGGGCGGGGCGTCCTTGTCCTTCACCATCACGCGCCTCCTGTCTTGAGTTCGTGCATCACGTCGTCGAGGATCCGGCGCAGCTCCCGGACCGCCTCTTCCTTCTTGGCCGCGAATCCGGGGTAGAAGAACGCGTACCGGCCACCGAACAGTGGGTCGAACTCGAGACGCTTCCCGTAGCGGTAGCCCTTGTACTTCGATGCCTTGCGCTTCGTGCCCTTCGCCACGGCCGTGTTCACGACGCGCACGCTCATGTCGCCGGGTCGGACTCGCGTGGACTCCTCGAGCTTGTGGGTGGCGCCTCGAGGCGTGCGCTTGCGGATCTCGACGGCGATGATCTCGCCCGCGGGCTTCAGGCGCTTGCGGATGCTCGAGCGCGCTTCCTTGCCCGCCCCGCGGATCGCCGCCGATACCGCCTTCGCTTCGGGAGCCGAGAGCAGGAAGCTGCTTTGTCCGCTGCTCGTCTTGGGAGACGAGTTGCGAAACGCGCTCACGCGGTCAGCCTCGCCATGACGGAGTACGTCTGCATGACCGAAGCCTCACGCGACGCGCCGGACAGGAGAGCGTCCTGTTCGTGTGAATCGGCAGGAAGGCACGAGGACACCTGCCAGCCGTCACCTGACGCCAGCGGGCCTCCTGAGAGGTTCCACGTGCGGATCGACTCGTCTACCGCATCCGCCAGCGCGTATGCGCGCGCCTCACGTGCGGGAGTATCGTTCGCGACGGCGCCGACGACGCTGACGAGCACCTCGAGGTCGTACGTCTCGTTGGCTGCCGTCATGCCCGCGACGAACGCCTTCTTACGGTTCGCCACGTTGCCGACGACCACGAGCTCGCCTGACTCGGACAGCGGATACGGGTTGCCCCACGTCACCATCAGGTCGGGGCCGGTGATGTTCGGGTCCGCGCCTAGGCGTGCGAGCAGGGCCGCCTTGAATCCCGGCACCGATGAGCGCATGGGCGTGGCCATGTCAGTACACCCCGAGGTTGCGGTTATACGGCTGGAACGCGCGGTGAGCCGAGAGCGGGATGTCCCACGTCTGCGCGATGCCGGCGGAGATCTGGCGCGGGGCCTGCGAGTCGATCGCGGAGATGTCTGACACCGGCTTGCTCAGCCACGACAGCACGCATTCGACGGCGGCCTCCTGGATGTCGTCCGGGACGTCCGCGACGGTGTCCCAGATGCCCCAGTCTCCCGTGACCTCGATCTGCTTCATGCCGAACCGGCGCGAGAAGTCCGATTCGATCGTGAGCGCGGCCGAGAGCTGGATCTCCTCGAACGTGCCCGTGAGGCGGCACGGCCGCAGGATGTAGTCGACACCGGGCGTCAGCGTGCGCGGAGTGCCGTTCGGGTCCAGCACAACGCTCGTGGCACTGCGCAGGTCGGAGGCGACGAGGTCGATGAGCCGGTGGTCGAAGTCGAAGGTGCGCGTGCCGGTCGTGTGCGGCATGAACTCACAGCCGTACCGGGTGCTCACCTTCGGAAGGACCGTGGTGATGAGCTGGTCGATCGTTGCATCCTGCGCGATCGTCGTGATGAGTGAGCGTGCCTTGACCTGCTGGCGCGTGCACAGCGCGGCACCGATGCCATCCAGGACGACGTACCGCTCCACGACCGTTCGGATTTGCGCGGCAGCCCGCATGTTCCACCGGAACTCGAGCGTGTGGCCGACAAGGGCCGCCGGGATGTCCGCCGACTCCACCGTCATCGCCCATGCGGCTCCGGACAGCACGGGCTGCCCCAAGTCGAGCGTCGCGCCACCGTCCGAGACGATGAGCGCCAGCTCGTCGATCGTCACGTCGGGAGTGAACGTGACCTGCTGCGTTGATTCCGCGATCAGGTAAGGCATGTCGCGCTCCCGTCCATGACGAGCGGTGTGCTGGCGCTGGACCCATCCGGCGTGATGGTGATCTCCGTGACGCCGCCCGGAAGCGTCTCGACCGTCACGGTCCCGCTGATGTGCTGTCGATACTGCTCGCGCACCAGGGCGAACACGCCGCCGGAATGCAGCGCGTGGTAGCAGTCGTCCACCGCGGCGACGATGTGTCGCTGCCGGATCTGCACGTCGTCGGAGTCGAGAGCGAGCTCGCCATCGAACAGGGAGAGCAGCTTCGACGCCTGCGCGAACTGCTCGAGCGTCACGAGGTCGGACACGATCGCGTCGAACGCGTCGTTGATGGCCAGATGCTTGCCCTGCACGAGCGCGACGGTGTCCGAGGCCACGGCATGGACGGTGTTGTCCACGGCGAGCAGATCGTTCAGGTGGACGACCTGGTGCTGGACGAGGTCGGGCGACGAGCTCGTCAGCGCGTGCCATGCGACGGCCACCGCGACTACGTGGTGCTGCGTGATGGTGGGCGAGGCGCTGGAGACTACGTGCGTCGCTCCCGCGATCGCTACCTTGTGAGTCTGGGCGAGGTCAGCCGCGGTGCTCGTGACCGCGTGGGCGCTGCCGTCGACGGCCAGCCACTTGCGCTGGGTCAGGTTTGGGACGTCCGATGCCAGTGTATGCGTGCTGCTCGCGATGAGGAGTGCGTGATGCTGGACAAGGCCTGGTGCGGTCGACGTGACGGCGTCGACCATACCGTCGACGGCAAGGATGTTGTGCTGGGCCAGCGCGACCGCGGACGATGTTGCTGCGTGCGCGGCGCTGTCGATCGCCAGTGTCAGCACGAGCTCGAACGTCACCGGATCGGCGTACGTCCATCCGCTCGGAACGCCTGCGGCCTCGGGGGCGACCCGGTACTGATACGTGGTCCCATCCGCGACCGAGTAGTCGTCGTATCCGGTTGAGCCCGCGGCTAGTGCGAACCGCGTCCATTCGCCGAGCGTGACCACCCCTGAGACGACTCCGTGCCCAGCGTTGTCGACTGCCAGCGTCAGCACTGTCGGGACGACCAGCGTCAGGTCGTACGCCCACGGTCCGGTCGTCGCGTGCTGGGCAAGATCCGGCGCGTCCGACGCCAGCGCATGAGTCGCATTGTCGATCGCGAGCGCGCCGTGTGCCGTCAGGGTCGGATTTCCCGAAGTGACGGCGTGGGCCGCGCTGTCTACGGCCAGAGAGCTGCCAGTGTGCACGGTGAGTGCCATGTTGTCGCTGGCAAGCGCATGGGCGGCATCCGCGACGGTGAGCAGACCCGCCTTGAGCGTCAGGTCGTACGCCCACGGTCCGGTCGCCATGTCAGACCGCCTTGCGCTCGAGGAACCAGCCGTCTTCGCCACTCGCGGTGTCTGCCCATACGACCGCGATATGGTCGCGCGCGGACGTCGCCGCGAGTGTGGTGGAGATTCCGGCTTGGCTCACGATCGCTGCGGCCGAGGCGTTGTACTTCATGTTGGTGAGCGTCATCCCGTAGTCGGCGCGCTCGTATGGCGCGTTTGCCCCGGCGAGCATGTCGGTGATCGCGTTCACCACGTACTCTGCTGCTGTGGCCGGGTGGGATGCGGCCAGTGCCCCGGCGATCCATCCTGCGGTGTAGAACCAGTAGCCGCCGTTCTGGTAGGTGCCCGCCGCGACCGCCAAGAAGAACGTCGACCAGTTGCCATCGGTGACCCTGCGTTGCCGGACCCCGCCGCGACAACCGGTCGCGAACGTGAAGAGGTCGCCCGCGCCGCCGGCTGCCTTGTCGAGCCCGTAGCGCCAGTTCAGCCAGTCGGAGGCCTGCGCGGTCTGCGTCGCGTTCAGGATCCCGCTACACACGGCGTATCCGGTGACGTCGGGTGACATGACATCGCTGTTGCCGCCGATGGTCCACTTCAGATAGCCGCCGTGTGCGTCGGTCGTGAACGTCGCTTGGATGGCCGACTGTACCGCCGCGGCCGTGACGGCCCATGTCTCTTGGTTCGCGGCCCCGTTCGCGTGGCCGTACATGTCGGAGAGGGCGCGCGCCGCATTGCACGAGAGCACCGAGCAGCCGATGTTCGCGCCGGACAGGTTGATGCAGTCGAGGAATCCCCACGTTGTTGCGGGGCTGCTGCCGTACTGCGTCACGAGGTTTCCGGTGCGTGGAATCGCGTTGTAGGCGTTCACTAGCGCGGTCGCGTTGGCCGTGAACCACGCCTGCCACGTCGCGTCCCAGGCGCGCGCGCTTCCGTACTGCCACGCGAGCTGCTGGACGATGACGTTGTTGTCCATGCTCGGCCGGCTGTTGAGCCGCCCGCTCGGGTTGATGCCGAAGTAGTCGCCCGGGCCCCATCCCACCTGTCCGCTTGCGCTCAGGTGGTCCGGGATGCTCCCGGCCGGATAGGTGCTGACCGAGGACGAGAGCTGCTTCGAGAGCAGCCAGTCGAGCATCCGGCGCTGGTCGGAATCGCTGATGGTCGCGCCCGCCTCGAGCATGTAGAGCAGGTCGCGCGGCCAGAAGCCTCCGGCATAGCCCGGGCCCGGGTTGTAGTAGTAGCCGCCGCCGGTGTCCGTGATCGCATTGCGCGATGCCGCGACGATCGTGTCTCGCCGCGCAACGCCGTTCGCCGAGAGGGTGGCGTCGACCGGAACGGCTGCGGTCGAGACCGCGTAGAGGTCTGCCATAGCGCCAGCCCCCTACAGTCCGTCTTGGATGTCGTCGAGCCACATGTTGAAGGCCGTGCCGCACTCGTAGCAGCCGGCCACGAGGTACTTGCTCGCCGACTTCCAGCCCGTGGTGATGCAGACGCTCGTCTTCGTTCCCAGCACTGTCGTGCCGTCTGAATCGTAGAGCGTTGTCGTGTACGTGCCGCGGTTGTCGGTACCGGTGTTGAGCGCGACCGTGACCTTGTACCACTTGTTCGCGGTCAGTGCGGAGGCGTAGACAGCCTCGTGGCTCCCCGCGATCTGGTTCATCAGCTTTCCGAGGCCGACGCCTGTGTCGTACGCGATGGAGACTTCGATCGGGCCCCAGGCCGAAACCGCTTGGTCCGGCGCGAGGCCTATGATCACGGCGTCTCGGCTCGTGACGGCGGGAAGCGAGTCGATGCGGAACCAGCGCGAGAAGTTGACCGTCGTCGAGTCCGCGCTCGGCATCGTCACAGGCTTGGTGAGCTTCGGGCCCCAGCCACTCGCCACGCCGGTCACCTTGCTCGAGTACGTGCCCGCGTGCGCCTGATCGGTGACGCGCGCGAAGGTGCCGTTGTATGCCGAGTACGGCGTCTGCGCGACCTCGAAGGTGATGACGTTCGATGCCACCGCGGACACGATGGAGGATACAGCCGTCTCCACGCCGCTCACGACCGCCGTCACGGCGTACTTGTACGTCAGCGTGGCTGTCAGCGAAGAGTGGATATACGGAGAAGTCACGCCCGCGATCTTCGTGCTGGCCTTCGTCGGGTCGGTGCCGTCGCTCGTCCAGTAGAGGTTGTACGATGACGCTCCCGAGACCGCATCGAACGCGACCTTGTTCGCGAGGTAGTCGATCGCGACTGCCGTGACGTTCGCCGGTGGGGAAGCCGCGGCAGCAGGCGTCGCAACCGCGCTCGCCGCGCTCCAGGGGGAGGCTCCGGTCGCCGCGTACGCGCGCACCTGGTAGTAATACCCGGTGCCGTTCGCGGGCGCGTTCCCGCCACCCGTGTTGTTCGTGTACGCGTTCGTGCCACACGCGGTCGTGAGCACCACGAGGTTCGCGCTCATGCCGCTGTCGGTGGCGCGCCGGACCTCGTAGCCTGCCGCACCTGAGATCGCGGACCATGCCAGCGCGACCGAGGCGTCTCCGGCGGTGGGCGTGACGGTGCCGACCTGCGCGACTCGTGTGCCGGCCGCCCATTCGAGCGCGCCCACGGTGAGCGCCGCCGAGGTCGAGGCCGCGAGCTCCGTCTGCTTCAGGTAGACGGGCTGGTTGCCGCCGATGCACTTCACGCCCACGTCCAGCGGAGAGCTCGTGAACGTGCCGTTGTACGTGGCGCACACCTGAAGATGCGCGGGCGGCGTGAACACGGTGTCCGTCACCGAATCCTGCCCGGGGTCGTCCCCGGTCGTGTCGTCGATCGCGCGGAAGTAGGCGGTGTACACGGTGCCGACCGCAGGCAGCACGAGCGGGGAGACGCCGGAGATGGACACGAGCGTGCCCGTGCGCAGGCCCGTCTCGGAGTTGGCGCCCCCAGACTCTATGCCGCTGGCCTTGAAGAACAGGCCACACTTGTTCGCCACAGCGTGCCTCCCACGGTTCGTTCAGGTTCAGGACGGGCGCGCGCTAGGTCGGATTCGCGATCTCGATCTTCCACGCGGGGAAGTCGACGGTGTTGCCGGACGTGAGTGCCTGGCCGGTGCCGGTGGTGACATAGAGCAGCACGGAGTTGACCGTGTCGACCAGCGCCACGCACGCGAACGTGCCCGACGCTGTCACGGACACGCCGGTCTTGGCGCCGACGGTGACCTTGCGCCCGGACGTGTCACCAGCCGCCAGCGCGAAGTCGGTTCCGGCCATGGCCACGGATGCGAGCGCGTAGGTGGCGTTGGCCTCGGTGAAGGTCGCGGGGCTGTTGCCGGACCCGTTCACCGAGCAGGCGATCATCTTGTTGCAGGGTCCGAGCCCGGTCACGCCCGTCTTGATGACGTTGAGCGCGCCATCGAGAACGCCGGTGTTGATGGTCTTCGTAGCGGCCATGATGTGGTTCCTCTCGATGGTGGTGAGCGGGCTTCGCCCCCACAGCGCACGGATCACGTCGGTGCGCTGTGGGGGCGGCGCTGACCTCGAGGGCCAGCGCCGCCGCGCGGTGCTACTTGGCGGCCTTGTCGGCCTCCGCCTTGGCTGCGGCTTCCGCTTCGGCTGCGGCCTTGTCGGCCTCCGCCTTGGCTGCCTTCTCGCGGGCCTCGGGCGCGACCTTCTCGGTCGTCGACTTCATGCCGGCGATCGCCTTGACCGCCTTGATCTCGGACTCGATCGCCGCGACCAGGTCCTTGTCGCCCTTCGCCTTCGCGCCCGCGAGCTCGCGCTGATAGGCGGGGATGATGACGTCCTTGATCTGGACACTGTTGTCCGTGTGGAGCCTCATGCCTTCTCCTCTCGCCGGAGAGAGGGACCGACTGAGAGAGAAGACTCAGCCGGTCCCCTCCGGGATCTAGAACGTCGGGACGACCAGGCCGGTGCCGCTGATCGTGGAGATCGCGGCCGGGTAGCGGCCCGCGGTGAACGCGGAGTAGCCGTACAGCACGAGCTTGGTGGTGAGGTTGCCGCCGAGCGTCTGCTCGAAGCGAGCCGTGCGCGGCGTGCCGTCGCCCTCTTCCCACAGGAGCAGGTCGGCCGCGCGGTAGGCGACCATGACGTCCTGGTTGGTGCCCGTGCCGAGGTTGGTCGCGATGTTGGCGTCCGAGGTCACGGGCTGACCCTGGAGGATGCCGACGTTGCGGCCGTACGCCGCGGCCGAGCCGAGACCGGCTGCGTCCGACGCCTCAGCGAACGGGGCGCCTGCGACCGGGACGACCAGCGGACGGCTGTGCGCGTCGAGAGCGGCCGTGAACCAGCCCCAGCGGCGCGGGTGGCACAGGAAGGTGTCCGCGGGCAGGTAACGCTTGGACGCGACCTGCTGCAGTGCGTCGGACAGCTTCGGGTAGATCTCGGCGACGGTCGGGGAGGCCGACGTGTACGTCACGGCGTTGATGTTGGCGGTGGCCAGCATCGCCGCGAGGTACTTCGCGTCGAGCTTGGTGGCGTAGTCGAGCAGGAGGTCCTGGAAGATCAGCTCGTCCATGCCGGGCGTGCCGCGCTCCATGAGCTGGCGGGAGACGTCCTGCTGGCCGGAGATCGTGTTGACGCTGACCGGGAGCAGGGTGTCGTCGACGTCGGTGGAGCTGACGGCGGTGTTCTCCGTGTCCTGGCTGGCGGTGGTGCTGCCGGTGGTCAGCCGCGAGATGTTGAAGACCATGCCCTCGGCCGGGAGCGGCAGGTGGCGGCAGGTGTCCGCGAACGGACGTCCGGCGCGCGCCATCGGCGCGTAGAGGTCGACGAGGTACTGCGGGACGACGAGGCCGGAGAACGCGGAAGTGCCGGCCGCACGCTGGGACGGCGCGAGGTCCGCCATCTCGCGAGCGTTGCGCGTCTGGCGCTCGGCCGCGGCGCGATCGCCCTGGAACTGCGCAGCGTACATGTCACCGAAGAAGCTGACCTGCGTGCTGTTGTCGCGGCGGTACGTGGCCGGCTCGTGCACTTCGACGCGGGCGCCCAGGGCCTCGCGCTGCGCGGGAGCGGGCACGTCGACTTCGACGAACATGCCGACGGCCGACGCGCGGTGCTCGGCGGCGTCGAGGTTCGCCTTGGTGCGCTTGGCCTCGGCCTCGACCTCGTCGAAAGCCGTGCGCAGGGCGTCGAGATCGGCGCCTTCGGCCGGGTTCTCGCATGCCTCGGCAGCGGCGCGAAGAGCGACGACCGCGGCGTTGAATGCGATGCGGAGCTCGTGCATGTGGATCACTCGTCCTTTACGGGCTCGTAGGTGTCCGCGGACCTGACGTGTGCCAGGAGCGCGAGCTTCTTGCGAGCGACCGCTTCACGCGCGCCGTCCGTTGAGGCTGGCGAGACCGCAGGGCCGTCCTGCGCGCCGTCGCCGCTCGAGGTGACCTCACGACTGGTTACGTGAGCGCCGAGGGCCAGAGACCGCAAGGCGGCCTCCGTGGTCGAGTACGCGCCTTGGGCGCATACGCAGACGTCGTAGAGCTGACCGATCTCCACCAGCGTGCGCAGATCGGTCTCCTTGCCGTTCTCGTCGGTCTCGGACTCCCACTTGAGGCCCGCGGCCTTGACCGAGAACGCGAAGGACATCTGGTCCATGATGCCGAGGTCCATCTTGGCCGCGAGCGCCTGAACGTCGGGATCGGCGCCGGAAAGCCGGGCGTAGACGCGCAGCCCATGCGGATCCGCCGTGAGCTGCAGGCCGCCGATGCCCTGGACACCCGTGCGCGCCATGGCGCGCGACATGTCGTGCCCGATGTTCAGGTGCACGTCCGGGTTGCGGGACAGCACGGCATCGAACGCGCCCGCGGCGATGACCTCGTCGAGCTGGTAGTACGTGCCGTCGTAGAGCGTCGTGCGCTGGTTGCAGACCGCGGCGTACCCGGTGAGGATGCGGGAGCCGTCACCGGAGCCGCTCTCGCGCCACTCCAAGTCCCGCATGGGGACGGCGACTGTGCGCATCTCCGGGCTGAAGAGTGCGCGGACGCTGTCCCGGGTGAGTCCGTCGAGCTCGTGCATGGTCGTCACTCCTCGCTTGCCTTGGGGACCGGAACGCCAGCGGGCGAGCCGCCAACCGGGATGATCTGTGGGATCTGGCCGAGGCCGTCTTTCAGAGGCTCGAGACCGTCCTTGGCGCGGGACTCGTCGACGAGCCACTGGCCGGACTGGACCTTCTTGAGTGAGATCTCCGCGGAGGTGGCGGCATCCGGATGGATGAGTTCGCTCGTGTCGAACGCGAACCGAGTCGCAGAGCCTGGACCGAAGAAGTCGGGGTCCGCGTTGATCGCTGCCTCGAGGCGCCGGAGGCGGGTGTTCAGTCCGTGGTTCACCCAGCGCGTCTCTTCGTGCTCGGGGAGCTGCGTCTTGGCGGCCTTCTCGTTCACGCCCAGGAACCACGGCGGCACGTCGAAGATGTTCGATGCGTCGAGGATCGAGAGGCCGACCGATTCCACGAACTGCGCGTCGACCTGACTCATGCCGACCGGCGTGAGTGTGGCGCCGCCGCCGGTGACGCGCGTCTTGCCGGTGTTGCTGACGCCCGCGTTCTGCGAGTCGAAGAGCTCACGCCACCTCTCCGCCTGCTCGCGTGTGGTCCCGCCGGGATAGGAGAGCACCGCGCCACCCTGGACGCCGTTCTCGTAGAGATTCGCCTCGTGCTGCAGCTTCGCGAGTCCCACTCCGAGCGCCGTGCGGTACTGCGTGATGGGAGAGGGCGCGACGAGCTCGCCTGTCCCACCGCGGCCCCGGATATGGCGGACGACCGAGCGATCGACCCTTACGCTCGCGTGCATACCGACCTCGGGCGGCGTCGGGTATGCCTCACCGAACGCGACGCGGAAGAGGATTTCGCGCGTGGTCGACTCGCGGTTCATGTAGATCTGGTCAGGGTGCAGCGCGTAGGCGGCCACAAGCTTGCCCGCGGCGTCCTTCGACTTCCAGATGTAGCAGTTGCCGCGGTAGTCCAATGACGCCTGCAGCGCCTCAAAGAACTCGAACCAGGTCTGCTGGTCGTTCGGGACGGCGCGGAAGAACCGCGCCTGCCACGTCGAGTCGACGCGCTGAGCCAGCGGACCGTTCCCGCTCCATACGGCTGGGGTCAGCATCGCCACGGACTGCGCCGCGAACGAGACCGCCTTGCCGACCGCGGGGATCCCGGCGACCGTCATGGTGGTCACGGGGACGCCGGCGGTGGGGCCGTACCCGACCCGGCCAAGCCCGTACTGCGACAGCAGCGTGCCGAGCTCGCTGCGGAGCTCAACGTCGCCGCCGCGGGTGCGCACGATCATGCCGCACCTCCGAGGACCTGCACGAAGACGACGCGCTCAGCGGGGACTTCGACGATGCCCTCGAGCGCCAGCTTGGAGTCCGCGCCGTTCACGAGTTGGGGCAGCAGCAGAATGTAGTGACCGCCCCACCTGCCGATGAGCACGCCTTCTATGCTCGGCATCGTGATGTCGGGACGGTCCTCGAGATGCAGCAGCACGTGGCGCTTGCCGCGGCACGCGTAGAACAGCCGCGCGATGAGTCTCACCATGCCCGCCCTCCTACCAGGTTTCGGCCCACGGTTCGCTCCCGGGTTCGTTGTCCTCACGCCAGCCGATCAGCGCCATCGCGAGGGCTATGCAGGCATCGTTGTTCTTGCTGAGGTCGCGGTTGCCGCTCTTGGTCTTGGCCTTGACGAAGCGCCAGCCGCCGGTCGGGGTGACTTCACCCGCCGTGCCGAGCACCTGTGAGCGGAAGTCCCGATCGCCGTCGTGCACGATCTGGCCGTTGTTGATGAGGTCGAACGTGAGCTGCGACGCGGGAACCATCTTCACGGCCTGCTGGCTGCACTCCTGCATGGGGTAACCCTCGGCGGAGAGCACCGCCGCCATGTCGTCCAGGTGCCACTTGTCGTAGTTCACGCGCCGGAGCTGGTACGTCTTGCCGAGGCGTCGCAGTTCGGCTTCGATGAGCGGGGCCGCTGTGGCGCGTCCCTCCGGGGCCACGAAGATGCTCGCCCCGACGCGCACCTTGCCGTTCGGACGTGGGCACGCCCAGGCGATCGCTCCGGTGTCGCGCAGGCCGCCGTTGTCGACGCCGACCCAGATCTCGGACTTGGGCGGGATTGAGCCGGGGACCATGCAGGCGTCCCACGCGGCCGGCTGGATCGCGGCGTCGTCACCCTTGACCCACTGGTTCAGGTACAGGCGCCGAAACACGCTCTCGGGTTCGCGGTGCGCGGCCAGGCGAAGGTTCTCGTCGGTGATCCAGGATGCCGGGTTGCACGCGCGCCAGACAGCGGGGTCGGTCACGTCCGCGTCTTCCGGCGCTCCGTACCAGATGAGGAGAGACTTGCCCTCTTCGTCGCGGCCGATCGTCAGACAGTCATGCTCGCGGTACTCGAGCACGTGCGTCTTGATGATCGCGTCGTACTTCTCGCCCAGCAGCGAATCCTTGTCAGGACCAGCCGTGGTGATGGTGAACATGACCGAATCGGGACGCTTGTGCAGCGTCGTGGTCTGCGAGTAGTAGAGCTCCTCTTGCTTGCCGGTCGTGAACGCGTGCAGCTCGTCCACGATGATGACGCTCGGGTTCCGGCCATGTTGCAGGAGGCCGTCAGCGGAGAGCGCCTTCATGATCCCGTCGTTGCTCGGGCAGGTGATCGGCCCCATCGCCTTGCGGGACCGGGGAAGTTCTATCCAGTCACGCAGCGGGCCGTCGTTCACCATGTCGTAGGCGAACCCGTGAACGACGTGTGCCTGTTCTTTGGCCGCCGCGCAACAGTGAACGGTCGGCGTGCCGGTGCCGGACAGTATCTCGTAGAGCGCGAGTCCGGCCGTGAGGGGCGACTTGCCTTGGCCGCGCGGGATCCCGATGAGGACCTCGCGCCAGATCCGGTGGCCGTCCGCGTCGACCTCGTACACCAGGTCCAGCATGTCGCGCTGCCACTGGTCGAGGATGAAGGGCTGACCCTTCTTCTCGCCCTCGGTGATGACGATGTTGCCAGCGAAGAAGTCAGCGACCGCAGGACCGAGCGTTCCTGTGGCCTGTGTCATGCACTCTTCACAGCCCTGATCGGTGTCGGCGCCGCGCCCACGCCCGGGAGCGTCTTGGCCGGCGGCTTGCCCGCCAGTCCGAGGTTGTTCATGCGGGCGCGCGACGCCGGACCGATGCCGAGCTCGGCGTAGAGCTGGCGGAGGTTGGACAGCGACTTCGACCGCGCTGTCACGGCAGGGTTCGCGATGTCCCCGCCCATGGCGCCGGTGATGACGATGCCGTTCTCTTCGATGAGCTTGTTGCACTCGTCGACGTTGTCTTCCTCGATCGCGGCGAGCTCGATCATGCCGCGGTCGGCCAGGTCGAGGTATCCCGCGTCGGACAGTTCGGCCACGAGCGCGCGGAACCGAGCAGCCTGTCCCGCGGTCAGATAGGACGACGGCTGCGGATTCCCGCGACCGGCCACAAGGAGAGGAGTCTGCTGATCGCGCGCACGCATCGTGCCTTCGTCGCGCTTCTGCTCGGTCGACTTGGGCGGCCTTCCGGTGCGAGGCATGATGACCTCCAAGCCAGCCGCGCGAAGTAGGTTCGCGACTTATGGCTTTTCACGAGTTTAGGAAGCGGTTCTTTCGCGCCATCGCCCAGGGCTCTGACTACCCCCCTCTAGGGGTATGAGCCTCTGACCTGCGGTTTTGCAGCACGGTACCGAGGAATCGGTTCACCTTGGGCACGTACGGGCGTGGGTCCTTGCCCAGCAGCCGCATGTTGTCGACGTGCGCGTGACATGAGCGGCAGAGCGTTGCCGTGTTGGTGAGGTCGAAGGGTGCGCCGCCGTCTTCAAGCGCGATGATGTGGTGCGCGGTGTCCCCGTACTTGCCGCACCGCTTGCACGAGTAGTGATCGCGAATCAGAGTTGCGATGCGCGTGGCTGCCCACTCCGGGCTGTTGTAGATCGCCTTGATCCACGCGGGACGCACCGGCCTCGGCATCAGATGCCGCACACGCCGCGGTTGTCCCGCATCATGTGCTCGATCCTGTGCTGTTCCCGCGTGAGTTGCGGATACGCGAGCACCGAGTACGTGTGGTCGTCCGAGACCGGCTCCATCGCCGCGAAGTCATCCAGGCAGAACGCCTCGTGCAGCGGTGCGGTCAGGCGACGGGCACGGCACAGAGGACAGCTCCATGCGGTGAATCGCTGCGGCATGGACGCCTCCGGGCACGCGAAAGGCCGCCCGATGTGGACGGCTCTCGTGCACAGTTCGTGCACCTGCGCAGGATTGTACCACGTGTCAATAGCGGGTGGCTATGAGCGCAGGTCGAGGGCTTGCCGAAAGTCAACGAGCCGCAGTATCTGCCGCACCCGCTCGCGCGTCACTCCATGCGCTTCCCCGATCGCCGCGAGCGTCATGCCCGAGATGCGCTGCTGGGCCATCTGGTACGTCCTCGCGTCCGGCAACTGCACCGGCGTGGCGTCAGGCGGCTCGGCGTTCGTGAGCCCCAGGCGCTTGCGGCATACCGGGCACATCAGGCGCCCGTACTGGGTGGGTCGCGCCATGCACGAGCAGCAGGTGTCGCTCACGGCTTCCCGCCCTTCCACACCCTCGCCACCGGCGCGATCACCACGACCAGCGCCCTCCCGCACTTCGGGCACGGCACCGCGTCCACATCGCGCATCGCCCGCTTGACCTCGCCGCTCCATCCACACTCACAGCGCATTGAGTAGACCACGCTCACGACGCCTCCCCGGTTCCGTGGCAGGTGCGGCAAGTCGTGAGATAGCCGGTCATTCCCTCGCTGTGCCGCATCCTACCGCTTCCTCCGCATGTCGGGCATACAGCGGATGCGGTGGTGGGTTCGAGGGCGGCATTGAGCAGGTCTGCGATGAGGTAGGCGCGTGCGCTGGCGCGGACGTTGTGCTCCTCGGTCATGGCGCTTCCGTACTCGAACGAACAGATGATGTCGTAGAGCGATGTCGTCCCGGCGTGGTGCGGAGTCCCGACGTACATGTGGTCGCCCAATCTCTGAACGGTCACGACCTTGTAGTCGTTGTCGCCACCTATATTCGCGTCGGGCAGGTGCCTCCCCGCCTCCACCAGCCGTGCGTACTGCTCGCGGAGGGTGGTGAGTTCGGCAGCAGAGTCGAACGCTGCCGCCAGCCCTGCGTTCCCGCGATGGTGCTGTACGAAGTCAGCGACGGCGCATCCGTGAGGAAGTCCAGCCGACTCACACGCCTCGTCGTACTCGACAAGGCGGCGCTCCAAGTCGCAGATGTAGACGTGGATTCGGTTGACCTCCACGCCGTGGTTCGGAAGCGGAGGCAGCGCGTACAGGTCACGCATCGCCTCGTCGTGCCCATAGTCGCTCATGCGCTCTCCTCCTCTGACGGCTTCAGGTGGGGGGCGTAGGTGCGGAGGAGGTGCGCCGGGTACTCTCCGTAGGGGTCGCACTCGAACTCGCGCGCATCGCGTTCCAGCACCGCCCTCGGCACCATCACCATGCCGTCCTGCTGTGCGAGTGCTGCGCGGAGGGTGGCGAGATGCGCGAGGTACCCGTCCAGCACGTGTGTTCCGTCGTACTCGTCGTGAATGAGCGACTCGATAGCGTCCAGCGCCTCGCTCACCGCCTCACTCGTGACGGGCTTGCGCTTCGACTCCGCGAACGTCTTGCACTCGGCGCAGTCCTCGTCGGTGCCACGTCCACGGCACAGAACCGCGTCGCAGACTTCCTCCATGTAGGTGACTCGCTTGCCTGTCCGCTGTGCGTAGGCAATCTCGTTCGCCGTCGAGCGCCCAATGTAGCCGCCCACGTTGATGACGTGGATGCGGTCGGAGAGGTCAATCTTGCGGAAGTGCAGCGCGTCGAGCATGACCTTGACCGCGCTCGGCTCGTCGTCCGTCCCGATGTCCAATCCTTCGAGATGCCCGAACAGGCCCACGGAGATGACAATGCGGCCTTCGAGGGTGAGGCGACGATTCTCCGCCCCGAACGCGTCACGGAAGCGCGTAGAACCGCAGAGCGTCACCACTTCGGGGCGCTCACTCGTGACGGGGTGGGCGTGCTGGTCGATGAAGGCGGCGACTGTGTGCCACGGGCTTCCTCCGCCTCCGTCTACCGCGAACTCGCTTAGGAACCCCAACGCCTCACGCGCCGCTTCGGGGGTGATGGGGTCGCTCATCTCGTTCCCTCCTCTATCTGCTGGGCGGCTGCGAGGGTGGCGGCGATTTCAGCATCGAACTCTGCACGCCACTTGTCGTAGATACGCTCTCCATGGCGGGGTCTGCCGATAACTTTGATGGCGATTATCTCCACCGCAGCGTCCAGCCGTGCTTGCAGGGTGGCGGCGTGGGTGCGCTCGGCTGCGATTGCTTCGACGGCCTCCTGCCGGAACAGCGCGGCGTGTGACTGCTTGCGGTAGCGCGCCTCGGTCTTGCTGCGGACGACACGTACCAGCGATGCCAGCCGTTCTTCGCTCATGCGCGACGGCATCGCCTTCCACGACTCGCAACCAGCGTCAGCCAGTCGCGCTTCACGCTTGCAGACGGACTCGAACACGCAGGTCGGGCATCCCTCACTCATCGCGTGCCCCTTCCTGTGCCGCTTCCATGAGCTTGCCGCGTACCGATTCCGGGTCGAAGTGGCGCCGGACCGGGGCATGGACCTCGCGTATCTGGATGCCGCCCATGCTCTCGATCGGCTCCGACTCCCGCTCAAGCCGCTTCGTGAGGTTGCCCCACTCGTTGTCGGCGTCCTGCGCGAGCCGGGTCAGCCGCCTGACCGCGCCGGCGCATTGCTCACGCCCTGGGGGACGGCTTCCCGGCTTGTTCGTGTGCCCGCCGCCCGAACTCGATACGCGCGGGTCGTTCGCATCGGCTATGCAGCGGGCCGCGTGGATGAACTTGGCGACGGCCGCGACCACGCTCGGGTCGCTGATCTCGTGCAGTTCGAGGATGGTGTCAGCGGGGATCATCCGCGCCTCGCTTTCATGTTCGCGATGGTCTGCTTCACTTGCTCCTGCACTTCTGCCGGAATAGTCGGCCCGGCCTCTTGGACGGGTCGGGGCGACTCATCGCCTACAACGGGTTCTTGATCTAGCCCTGTCCTGACCTGCCCTAGACCGGGCAGGACAGGGCTAGACTGGGCAGGACAGGACAGGGCATCACCTGAGTCCCTGTGTTCACTCGGTGTACACTCGGTGTACACATCGGAGTAACGACCCCTTTGAGCACCGCTTTTGTCGTTTTCCCAGACAATCCAGCGAGGCAGCGGAAGCGTCGGCGGTTGCGGATTTCGCGGCCGTTCGTGCTCGCTCATCGTCGGGATGTACAAGCAACGCGTCCCGGAGCCCTTGTACGGCACCAGTTTCTTCTGCCGAACGAGCTCCTTGCGCCATTCGGTCATCGCCTCGACGCTCATGTCGTCGTCCAGGGGCCCGGACCACGCGGCGATCTTCCAGCCCAGCGGATCATCCTCGACGCAGCACGAGTCCTCGGCCATCGCCCACAGCGACTGGTAGAAGATGCGCTTGAGGATGGGCCACCGCTTCATGGTGGGGTCAGTCCAGAAGTCACCTTTTACCATCCTGTTTCGGAGGCGACTCACCGATGTTCCAGTCTCGACGCGAGCAACTCGGTCAGCGCATATAGCGGAGTCGGGCCGCACACGGTTCCATTGAGTGGAATCCCGTGGATGATCTTGTGACACGCCGGGTGCAGGAGCAGGAGGTCGTCGGTCCGTACGGTGTTCTCGGCGATGAGCGCGGCGATCTGCATGTGCTCGTCAACGGTGTCATGCACGACGGCCGGTATGGTGGACTGCTCCGCGAGGATAGACGCCTCGACGCGGCGGTGTCCGGCGATGAGCGTATAGCGGTCGCCAGCGCGCGCCACGACGATGGGCTCCACGACACCCTGCTCGCGGATGCTGTCCGCCAGCGGCGTGAGGTCGCCCATGTCGAGTCGCGGCTGCGCGGGATTCGGGTCGATCAGGGACAGGTCAAGATGCGCGAACTCAGTCACAGCGCCGCCCTCGATTCCCCGTGCATCTCAGCGGCGTCGATCAGCGGGAACACGTGGTCACGCATGATCTCGTCCGCGAACACAGGCACATGGCGGTGCAGCACGTAGTCCAGGAACGCGACCTTGGTGTCGACCGCCTCCGCACGCAGATCGCAGACGAGTTGCGCGGTCGTGAGCGCCTCCGCGAAGAGGGTGGCCTCGGCCTCGACGTTGACCGGTTCGTCGTACTCGCTGAACGCGGCCTCGACGATGGCATGGAGCGCAGGCCCGTCCGGGAGCGGGACGTTGCCGACGAACATGGCTTCGGATTCGGTCATGGGCGCCGGCTGAGAGAGTGACATCGCTGCCGCCTGCTGCTCGGGAATCGCGGCGTCGGCCATGCGGTGCAGCGGTGCGGGATCAGGCGTCGTCACGGGAAGCGCCCCCCCCGGCTTCACGGAGTGGACGCGCGTCTTGTGCAGCGCGAGGCCCTGGGCGCTGGTGAACACGCGTCCGCATCCATCCTCGGCGCAGGCAAAGGTGGTCGGTGTATCGGTCATGCTCATGTCCCTTCGTATCGGTGCGACGGCCACTTGACGCGCCGCCTTCTTGTTCGGGTTGATGCAGAAGCGGGCGTGCTTGAGTCGGCAGGGTCCGCAGTACAGCGGGCCGAGGTCGGTGTCGGAGATGTCCGTCGTGCAGCCCGGCTCGGTGCAGATGCGAACGCGCGGGGCCACGGCGGGCGCAGGACGCGGGTCGAACGCAGATACGCGACGGTCCGCGCGCTTGGTCTTGTCCACGCATGCGCCCATGTACGGCGCCCTGCGCCTGCCGGTGATCGTGCAGGTGAAGCGACCGGACGCGTCAGGGCAGCCGTAGCAGTCGTCGAGCGAGACCGCGCGAGCGGCACCGTGGCCCCGCATAGCCGTCGCCGATGCCCCTGGCGACAAGCGAGACGCCCTGGCGGTCCGTGGCCGGCATCAGCGCGTTCGGATCCCATAGATGCGAACGCCGGCCTTCGTCAGCGCGGAGAGGCCGGACGGGTCCACGATCTGGTTGCCGCCGAGCCCCAGCGTCTGCAGGTTCGTCAGCGCGGAGAGGCCGGACGGGTCCACGATCTGGTTGCCGTCGAGCCAGAGCGTCTGCAGGTTCGTCAGCGCGGAGAGGCCGGACGGGTCCACGATCTG